TCAGCCACGTCAGCCAACATTCCCGGCAGCTCACGCCGTCGCAGTGGGCGGGGATAGTTGGCGGACAGGGCGCGGAGATGATATCCGCGATCTCGCCCGCCGTGGCCTCCGGGGCCTTGAGCAGTTCAAGTCCTGTCATGCTGCGCCTCCCGGTACTTCTTCACCGCGTGGTTCATGGTGTAGAGGCGGTTCAACTCCCGGAGCAGCCGATCATACTCCCGCTGCATCGTCTCCCTCGCGTGGCCCGTCAGCTTGCCCATCTGCCCGTCGACGTCGACCGCCATGCGGAACACGTTGCGGTAAATCGTGCAGTCGTTCTCCGGGCACTCGCCGAGAAGCGCCGTCCCGAGCTGGTGGAGCTCCTCCAGCCGATGCGCCGGGATGCGCTCTGTCTCGTGCTGGAAGCCGTTGAACAGCTCGCCGCCGCCCTTGGTGTATTCGTCCACCTCCCGCAGCAGGTGCCGCAGCCGGGAGAGGTCTTCAAAGCTCACGCCCTCCAGCACCGTCTCCCACGCTGCGCCCGCCTCGGCGATCTGCGCCGCATAGTGCTCGCACTCGTTCTCCTGCAGGATCTGTCCGTCCCGCAGCGCCGCAAGGTAGGCCAGCGCCTCATGCCCGCCAAGCAGGGCGGTCAGGGTGTCCTCAGCGTGCCTCACGCCCTCGATGTGCTCCCGCAGCGCTCGCTCGCTCCGCTCCCGGATGCGTAGGTCTTGTGCCTCCGCGTCCTCGTAGAGCTGTCCCAGCGGGCACTTCGCGCAAATGGCGTCCAGCTCCTCCTGCGTGTGTCCGGCCCGGTTCTTGCACCGTTCGTCGCACACGAACGCCAGCAGCTCTTCGGGGTTGCGCGGCATGGGGCCGTCCAGCCGTCCCGCGCCGAAAGTGTCCGGGTCGGTGATGACCTCGCTCTCCGGCAGGAAGCCGATCTGATGCAGCGCCATCTTGAAGCCGTAAAGCTCGTGCGCGGGTCGGTGTCGGGATAGTGCTTGCTCTTGACCTGCGTGGCAAGGCGGCGCGTCCAGCCCTCGATCAGGGCGGTGGGCTCCACCGCCTCCTCGGTATAGCTCTCATTCGTTTCCACGGCGGCGGTGTAGGTGGGCGGCTCGTCCGTGATGTCCTCCTCGGACTCCAGCCCCCGTGCCAGCTCCACGGCCACCTCCAGCGTGTCCGCGTCGTCGTACTCCATCGCGCCCCGGTCGATGTCCAGATTGCCCGTGTAGACCTCCGCGTCGATCACGCCGTACTCTCCGAGGGCCGTGCCCTCGTACTCGCGCTTCTCGCGGTCGTTGAACTTGACCACGAGGAAGCCGTTGATCTTCTTGATCTTTCTCATGCTGCCGTCATTCCTTTCTGCCCTGCCATCTTCAGACCGGGTGGGGCAGTTCCCGGTGACGCCCTTCCGGGCGTTTCGGCTTAGTGGTGGGTCGCTTCAAAGTTCTCAATCGCCCAGCGGTTGCCCGTGGCGTACACGGCCCGCCGCGTCCGCTCCTGTGGCGTTTCCCGCCTCGGCATGGCCGCCAGTGCCTCCATCATGCCGCACCTCGGGCAGATGTCTGTCTGGTTGTCCACTCGCGACAGCGCGGGCGGCTCGTCGTATGCTCGCCCACACAGTGGGCAGATGTGCGGTTGCTCCTTCATGCTGCTGCTCCTTCCTGCAAAGCTCATCCGGCCAGTGGCGGGATGACGCGGATCGTGTCGTGGTACTTGTTCAGAATGATTAGCTCGCCGTTTGCTTTCTGCTTCACGACCAGCCAGTTCTCCGGGGCGAGGCCCGCTTGCCCGAGCCGGATCTTCTGCTTGCGGGTGGGCTTCTTGCCGCGTCTCATGATCTGCCTCCTTTCCTTTTCTCGGCGTTTGTGGTAGAGCAAAAGCGAACGGCGGTCGGCGGAATTAAATCTAAGAGTCGCTTAGGTGTTGGTGGGCTTTAGCAGTCCGTCAGGGTGTCGCCCTTGACCTCGTAACGATTGGGGCCGATGATGACGAAGGCCAGCATATTGGTCGTGCCGTCATGGTTGACCTGATTGATCGCCTCGTCCAGCTTGCCGTTGGTGACGTGGACTTTCTCCATGCTGCCGGTGCCGGTGTCCAACAGGCCGAAGCCGTTGGCCTCCTCCGGGGTATCTCCGACAGTGGTGAGGGCCATCTCGTCGGGGGTGATCTCGTTGCGGCCCGGTTCCAAGTTGAAACCCGCCTCCGCCTCCTTTAAGGCGTCGTTCGTCTCTTCCAGTGTGGCCTTGCCAGTGGTGTACTTGAACAGGATGTCTGCGATGTCGTTCTTCATGTTGTCGTTCTCCTTCTGAAAAACGCCTCCGCCGCTCGCTTTTACTCTACCGTTCGCCGATTTGCTATTTCATTTTCGGTCGGGGTGTGCTATGATTTACTTGCTTTATACTTAAATCAGATTACACCCCTATTATAGTCTCCGTTCGGCTACTTGTCAAGCGGAAAGTCTCTGAAAATCTACTTTTTGACGGGAGGCATTTTATGTCCGAATTAGTTGATAGAATTGAACAGGCCATAAAGGAAAAGGGCAGTAATTTCAAGCGCGTCGAGCGTGAGTGTGGTCTCGGAAATGGTACTATAAAGCGGTGGGGTGAACAGAGCCCCCGCCTCGACAAGCTCGTCCTTGTCTCCGAATATCTACAAATCTCTCTGGACTATCTCGTCTTTGGGCGTAGCTGTTCGGAGACTGCACAGGAGAATGACCGCAATGCGGCTTTCGAGCACCTCAAGCAAGAACAAGGTCTGACCTGCGACGGTTCGCCGTTGGAGGACGAGGAGGCTGATCTGATCGCCATGTATCGCCTCTTGCCGGAGGAGCAACAGGAGGACATTTTTGACCTCGTTCATCTCAAATATCGAAAGCACGTCGAACGGAAAAAAGAGTCTATTTACTGGACGTATCACAACGGCAGCTCCGCAACAAAAAGCGGCCCCGCCGAGGACGCTGAAGCCCAAGGTGGAACCGCTTGATTTTTCGCGCTGTTTTGATTTAGTTGTAAATCTGTTTTCTGTAGAATTGAAAAACGCCCGCGCCGCACTCGCAAAACGCCCGAAACCATTGAAAGCAGGGCAATTCTACAGCTTTTCGCAGTTTTGACTGAAATGTAGAATTGCTCGCCGCTTGTTTTGGCCCGGTTCGCCGCCTCGCCGCGCACGCCTCGCACGGCCAGCGCACGCCCTAATCCCCGCCGATCCGCGCCGAAAAGCCCCGTTTTCCCCAAAACTCGCACGCTCTAACGCTCCGTTAGCACGCTTGCCCCTCTTGCAATCCGCCGCCGCGTCTGCTACAATAGCAGCATGAGCCGCGAAGCTCTCGTCCTCTTGGTCTGCTGCTGTGACTTCCGGGACGGGGCCGAGCGGCTCATATCATCTAAAAGCCTCAGAAATGCCGTTATACGGGCGTTTCCGGGGCTTTTTCGTATTCTGCGTATGTGTGCGCCTCGCCGCGCCGCCGCCGTTGTGCGGCCTCGTGGGCGTGAAAAAAGCGCCGACCGCCGCCGACGCATCCTCATCTCAAGATTGTTGATAATTCGCGCCTCCGTCCCGCGCCGAAAGTCGCCGTTTCCCGCGTATTTCAAGGGTTTTCCCGCCGTCTCCCCTCTCATCCCGCCCTATCCCGCATTTCTCAAATATCCTGTCTCCCCACATCATCGTCTACGGGCGTATGATCGAAATTTACTGCATGGTGAGCCTTGCGCCCATCCCCATGGCGACCTTCGGCAACCACGAGCAGAGCCACATGGGGCAGAACTACCTGAAATGCCTGTTCGCACTGGGCTTTCAGGGCTTTCTCATCCTCATCTGCGTGGCGATTTATGCGGTGCTGATCCAGAGCGTAGCGATTTCCGGGGATGCCATCAACTCCATTTGGAGCATTGTGGGCTACACCGTTCTGCTCTGTTTCAGCCTGTTCAAGACAAGCTCCGTGACAAAATCCGTCCTCGGAGCGCATTAAAGGAGGTGTTTGATTGGCTGCGTATATTTCCGTTCCCCGTGACCTGACGAAAGTAAAATCGAAGGTCGCATTCAACCTGACGAAACGGCAACTGCTTTGTTTCGGCACAGCGGCTCTCATTGGAGTGCCGCTGTTTTTTGTTCTCCGGGACTCCGGCGGCAACACTGCCGCCACCCTCGGCATGATGGCGGTGATGCTGCCGGCGTTCTTCCTTGGAATGTACGAAAAGAACGGTCAGCCCATGGAAAAGCTGCTGTCGTACTATGTGCAGTCCCGGTTTCTCCGCCCGAAGATTCGCCCCTACAAGACCAACAATTACTATGCGATTTTGATGAAGGGAGGCATGACCCATGATTCCGTTTTGGAAAAAGACCGATAAGCACAGCAAGCCGCAGTCTGCGCAGAAGCGCAGGCAGAACGCAAAGCCTGCTGTGCCCCGGACCGCCCAGCAGTCCATCCCCATGCAGCGGATGTTTGAGGACGGCACCTGCCGGGTGAAGCCCAACTACTACACCCGCACCATCCAGTATCAGGACATCAATTACCAGCTCGCCCAGCAGGAGGACAAGACCGCCATTTTCGAGGAATGGTGTTCCTTCCTCAACTTTTTCGACAGCTCCATCAAATTTGAACTGTCCTTTGTGAACATGGCAACCGACAGCACCGAGTTTGAGAAAAGCATCCGCATTCCGTTCCAGAAGGACGGCTTTGACGATGTTCGTGCCGAGTATTCCCAGATGCTGCGCCAGCAGCTTGCCAAGGGCAATAATGGTCTGACCAAGACCAAATT